TGCTCGTGTTGCTACTTCGCCTTCAGCCAAGAACGGTGTGCCATCTTGCTTATTTAATGGACCAGTAAATCCATGCAATTCACCGCTTGAAATAGCGTCTTTAATACGTTGAGCTTCTTCAGCTACCATAGGTGGCATATTTGCAAATGGTGCCATCTGAACTGCGCCTTCGTCCATAGTACCAAAGTAATCTCCTGATGTCCATGTGCCATCAAGTACTTGACCTACTTTAGCAATATAATATGGACCCCAATTATCAATAGATGCTGTCAACTGAGCCTTTGGTGCGAACTTCATTTGATCTGAAGCTTGACCAAAACCAACTACACCTGCTTCTTCTGCCGCTTGTAGTGGTGCTGGACTATCTGTATGCTGTGCCACAACATCGCAACCTTGTTGAATCATTGCTACTGCCGCATCTTTTTCTTTACCGGGATCGTACCATGTATATACCCAAGTAATAGAAATCTCTACGTCTGGATTATATTTCTTAGCGCCTAAATAATATGTATTAATTTCACGCATAACTTCTGGAATCGGGAACGAGGCGACATAACAAATCTTATTGGTTTTTGTCATCATACCTGCAATAACTCCTTGTACGTGCCGAGCTTGATATAAACGCAATCCATAGTTAGCAACATTCTCTGACATTTTGTAGCCAGTAGCATGTTCAAATTTTACATTAGGAAATTTCTTTGCAACGTTCATTACTGGATCCATATATCCAAATGAAGTAGCGAAGATAATATCGGCGCCTTGAAGAGCCATTTGAGTGAGTACTCGCTCTGCATCTGCACCTTCTGGTACTGACTCAACAAACGTGGTTTCGACACGATCGCCAAAAGCGTCTTCTACTTGTTGGCGACCAATATCATGACGATATGTCCATCCATGGTCTCCTGTTGGTCCTACATAGATGAACCCAACTTTTGCTTTATCTGCTGCAATTCCAGCAGTAGCCATCATGGCTGCAGTAATAAAAACTAAAAATTTCTTCATAAATTTTTCCCTATTTTTTATCTGATACAAAAGAATACATTTCTTTTGCTTTATTCATTAAATCATCCATAGAATACATTTGATATGCTTCTTGTACTTCTTCGTAGTTTTTCTTGCCTTGTTCGTACATATCATTCATCAGCTGTACGTTCATACTATACTGCTGATCCATATAGTCTTTTGCGAGTTTGACCATATCTGCTCGGATTTCGAATGGGTTTTTACTAGTCATTGACATAACCCTTCATATCTGTTGCAAGCTTATGGACAGCTTCGTCCATAGCTTTAAGTTGATCTTTATAGAAATTGAAAGTATAAGCATTTGTTGCTTTGCTAAAAGTATCCCATCCGGCTACTTTTAAGTCGACCATTTCTTCATAAAAAGTTTTATTATGGTCCATAAATTGTTTGTATGTAAAAATCATTTACATCTCCTATATGTGTGTTGTGTGTGACTAAGAGGGCGATCGCCCGCCCCCTGACTTTTTAAAGCCTTCTCATTATAATGATGTATTTATAATGCAAGCAGCTGATCTTGTGTACGAATCATAAACCGCATAAAAACCTAACATTATGCAAACAAGAATAAGCATTGACATTACGCCAAAGCACCATAACCCAAGTCTTTCGACTAATTCTGATGTCATCATTATACGGCAAACATTAATAGAAGCGCGACAAGGAATGCAAAGATTCCTAATGCTTCTGCAAATGCTATACCGACAAACATCGTTGAGGTATCAGCTTTTTTAGGCATGTGTTTTAAAACATTACCTACAATTATTGAAACACCGATGGCTGCGCCACCCATTCCAAATGTTGCAAGTCCTGCACCTATCATGGTACCCATTGTTGCGATATCACCGGTCATTTTGCAATTTCCCGATTTCCATCATACAACGTTTGGATTCCTCGATCATACCCATTCTTGCGAGCTCCACCGCTGCTCTCGAGTATCCAACCATCTGCGTGTAGCGATCTAATGAAGACCACAATCCCGACAATGGCGAGAAGACATAGTTTGCGACCAAAGCTGTCATTAAACCCACCCTCTTAAATTATCATTTTGGTTATGTGCGATGTGCCAAATATCACCTCTTGTGAGGCCAATATCTGCTAAATCTTTATCATTCAACTTTGATAATTCTTTAATAGTCTGGCGGGCTAATTTATTATGAGCTCTTTTTTCTCTGACTTCTTTTACAAAATCAGTAATAAGCTCAACTGTTTTCGTTAAGTAGTTGTGCGCTACTAGTACGTGCTGTGTCATTTTCGACCTCGTTTTTTCCAATTGAAATTTTACGAGGACGCATTTCTTCAGGAATGACATACTTCAGTTCGATTGCAAGTATACCATCTTGAATATCTGCTCCGTGCACTTTTACATGCTCAGACAGCCGGAACGTTCTTTTAAACTTTTTCGTAGAAATACCACGATGAATAAAGTCACGACCCTTAGAAACATGCTCACCCATCACAGTCAAGGTACGATCCTTAACTTCAACAGAAAGTTCATCTTTTGAAAATCCAGCCACAGCCATTTCGATCAAATAGTCTTGATCTGTTGTTTTGATAATATTATGTGGAGGATAGTGGTCTTGAGCATGTTTAGCAGTAAACTCTAACTCATTAAATAAATGGTCAAAACCAACAAATGATGAACGGGGAAATAGTGTTGTTAAGCCTGTCATTGTTATCTCCTTTTGATCAAGCAAGATTAAAAATGGACCCAGTTATCTG